TCGAGAGAATCCACAAATTCGGTTATACTCATTGCGTTTTTGCAAGTTTCATTCAAAAAGAATTGCATATTGAATTTGGTATTATTTGTTGTATTATTACAATTATTGGTTCCAGCATTTTTTGCTATGTCCAACATATATTTATTTTGTTCAATCATAAGATTTTTGAAATCTTGATTTTGTTTTAACAATTCTATTATTAATGAATTATTATTTTCTGATGTATTCTTCTCTAACATTGTTTGATGGTGTTTTAAAATTTCCATTATTATGGTACTATTGGTTGCTATATCATCATCTTCTTCTTTTTCTTTTTCTTTTTCTTCTTCATTTTTTGCTTCATTATTACAGTTCTTTTTATGACGCCATAATCCAGACCTATCATTATATATTTTACCACATTCACATACATATTTTTCGGCATTTTCGGCATTTTTATTTGTTGATTCGGTTGCTATTTTATGTTTTCGTGTCAATATATGCGACATATAATTACTTTTTTTACAGCATTTAAAGTCACATAAATCACATACATATTTCGCGGTAGTTTTGGCATTATTTATCGTTGATTCGGTTGACATATAATAGCAACAGAAAAAATGCCTAAACCTTTTCCGAAAAAATATATATTTCCAAAAAAAAATTATGCAGCCAAAATATTTCGCGGATTTCCACTTTTGTCTACATGAGCGAAAAAAACACCCTTTTTGGAAAGTCCTTTTGCTTTTCCTGTTTTTGGACATTTATTTTTGTCCAAAAAATGAAACCCAAGGACTTTTGGAAAAAGCTACTTTTTGCGTTTTATATATATTATTGATTTTCCTACTTAAAGAAAAAAGCTGATTATAAAAACTATAATATATAATATATAATATATAATATAATGATATCTAGAAGAAAACGTAACATTAGATCGTGTGGTAAAATGAAAAATGGTGGTATGGTACTTCGTACAAATCACAAATCATCCGGACCATTTAGGAGTCTAGGATCATCTATGAGTTCAGGATCATCTAGTACAATTAAACGTTATCTAGACCAAAATAATACTTATAAATATCGCGGTCAAGATAGATACCCTATTTACGACTTTGGAAAATATTATGATCCTTTACTCAACGAAAATAATTATGTAGCGATTGGTAAAGATAACAATGGTGACAATGCTTATTCAGGAATTGATACAATTTATCAAGGTACACAAATTTATCCTCCACTTTTAGAGAGTAAACTTTGGCCTCCTGAAGTTATAGATGAATTTAAATCATCGGATGGTAAATTTTATTTAACGATAATAGATGTATCACAGTTACCACCCGGATATCTGAGAGGAGGAAACTCATCTGGTCCTAGTGCTATAGTTACTTTTATAAAAGTAAAGATGGATGCTAATAATCAGCCACTTAAAGATACAAAATGTATGTTTAGTAAATGTTATATTACTGAAAAAATCATTTTTGTAAAAAATCTTGGCGAATACGCACAAGAACAACACTATTTTAATACACATACTCAGAATCCGAAATCACCAGATTTTTATACTCCTCCGTCTGATGTATCTGAAGATCAAACGATCAACGGTACCGAGAGATCCCCATCAGTTGACATCTCTGAAGATCAATTACTCCCTGTTGCCATCAACAACGATATGTTGCTCCCAACTCATTCGAATGTCGTCTCCGGAGTTCCATCGCTTCCATCTGTATCCGTAGACAACAATATTCCAAAGAGTCTTGGTGGAAAACATAAAACACATCGTAAATATATTGCAACCAAAACAAAAAGAAGAAGGAAACATTCTACTAAAAAAAAAAGATCTGGAACAAACTCCTTCGGCTACAGCCTACGGAGTTCCCTCGCTCACCGGCGCCTTCGGCTACGGCTCGCTCCAAGCCGAAGCCGAAGGCGCCGATGAAAAACTTCATCTGTTAACTCCGTTTTCCTCCAAAAAGTTATAGTAGATGATATAGAGCAATCCACAAATTTTCAGGAGCACACATTCGTTTTGGGAATATAAACCATCCAGGATGTAATGAATTAATTTCACTTGATACCTTCCACAGTTTAGTTACCTGCTCAACCGAATCTACACTAGTTATCATTATTATTTCTTTGGTCTCATTATTGCGTAATGCGGCTTTCAATGCGTGCATCGATCCGTTACCCGAAGGAGGTTGAACAGATTTCATTATTACCATAATTTCCCAATCATCTTCAATAAATCCATATGGTAAAACACATTTTTTTAGTTGATTATTATTATCATTATCATTATCATTATCATTATCATTATCATTATTATTATGGTCAATTTTTGTAAAATATGTACATTCTGGTGCAATATCGCCACATATGTTTATTTTAAATTTTTTGTATAATGCCGCTTTAAGTGCTATTTGCTCTTCAAATTTGAATGCTTGATCACCTATATTTGCGTGCTGCGCGGAAAGATGACCATGGAGTCCACCCATAGATATGGGTCTGGATGCATAATATTCTACTCGTGAAAGAGTATCTTGAATGCCTTTACTGACTTTGATATTAAATTGAGTCGCAATCGAAGTTGTCATTTGTAATTGACTATATATTGTGTAATTGTAATAAAGTATTATGTATATAAACAATTCAATTTTTATTTGATATGAAAATATATATGGATTGGAAGAAAACGGAGTTAACAGCCGAAGTTTTCTGAGGGAACTCCGTAGTTATAGCCGAAGGAGTTGCTCCAAATCAGAAATATCAATCTCCGGCAATTCGACATGTGCTTCCCAGAAATATTTCGCATAAGTCCATACAAATTCTGCGTCACACGGGTACAGCTCAAGTCGCTCGTCTTTTAATCGATTAAATAATTTTTCCGGTAAAAAATGAAGACTATTTCGCGGTAGAACATAGCATAATTGGACCAATGGTGATACAGGTTTTGATGCGTTTTCCTTGATGAAGGTTGTCTCAAAATACGGAATATGTTTTATTAGGTCTTGAAAAAGGGGGGGATAATTGTGTTTATAACACCAGCGCCAATCCGGACAATTCGTCGTATAGTATTTCATAGTCCATTCCAACCCCTGCATGTAATTTATCGAAATCTCCTTGCTCCTCTCCTCATCGATATCTATTTTAAAGAGAGATTTGTAATAGCGGTGCTGCCAGTTATCCTTGAACGGATTAATATATTTTTCTTGTTCGCGCTCATAAGTCGGAATCGCGTCAAATTTTGCGTATTTTTGTTCCGGGGTTTCAACCGGGAAATAGTTCTTCTCCCGTTTATCCCGCAAATTCATCTCCGCACGCATAAATTCGTCTTCTTGCACGGCGAGAAACGCCACCATTTTCCGCACATTTTTCCAATAAATCGTTTTACCGTCTGTCAAATTTTCATTCGTCCCTCCAATCGTCGCCTTGTATGCGTTTAACAGTTTATCGATTCCACCCGTGCGAATATTCGCCGCCGGAAAATGTGGCATAAAATCATTACCCAAAAAGAAACATAAAAAAATGTAGTCGTAAATGCGGTTTTTCTGCTGTTCAGACGTCAATTCCACTCCATTATTCATATTTAATGTAATAATGTGGGCGAGTTCAGGAATATCCAGTAAATATGTTTCATTTGGCTCCAACGAATTATCGAGCGTTTTAATAAACTCGGGCGTTTCCCTGAACAAGTATATTTTTTTGCTAATCGGTAAATGATTAATCGACAACATAATAAGGTCGGCATCCAACCCATAAATAACGGTCGTAGCATCAGTATGTGAAGCCCGATTTGATCGGATATAATCGAAAATCTTATGTTCTCCCTCACCGGCTTCATCACTAGTAGACACAATAATATTTTTTACATTATATTTCGCAACATTATTACAAAAGTGTGTATTAATGGCGATATTTAAGTCGTTCATAAATACGGTTCCTGGTGTAATGGCTGTCGTATTCCACGACGAATCGTCTTTTTTCTGGAAAATCTTGCCCATAATTTCGCTCTGGTACCACGATTTATACCGGCGATTGCGCTGCTGTTCTAATTTCGCCGCGGGCGCAACCCCATCAAACGCAATAAATACGCAATTATCCGGCGCAAGAAGCCCAATATATTCTTCGATTTTTATAATAACCTTACCAATAATTGTTTTTGTCGGAGTATCTGTAAGATTTGAAAAGTTTATAGTACGAACTGCGTCATATACGATTGAATTACAGTCCATATATAGATTATTAATTACCATCTTATTTTTTAACCATTTTTTAATAATTTTGACGTGATTTTTAACAATATATGAAAAATAACTTGGTATGCCCATACTAGGTAATAATATTATTATGAAAATGTGTTTAATACCATTCGGTATATGTTTTCATTTATTCAAAAATACGGCAAAAAAAGAAATATAATATATGTATATAAACAATATTAGTAAAAAATGAATGATAATAATTACATTGTTAAAAATAACGATACTATCATCAGCAATAGCAACAGCAATAGCAACAGCAATAGCAATAGCAACATAAAACACACAGCTGACGTGGTTGTACTTGTTGAGAAAAAAATTCTATTTTTCCAAGACGTTATTCAAAAAACATTATTAAACGCACAGAAGAATAAATTTTTGGATATATTAGGAGTAAGCGAAGTTGCATCGTGTATAACTACGATTAATACAATTAGCGATAATTTGAAAAAAATGGAGGATAATATAAATACGCAACAAATAACATCTGACACCATTATTAGTAATTTGCAGACATTGAATAATGATTTATCCAGCTTATTAAAAACATACGGTACGGATTCATTGGAAGACCTATTATCGATTTGTTTTGGAAGTAATAACGCAATTTTAACCCCTGATAGCGACACATATAAGTTTGAATTATTGAAAAAATATTTTCATCCAATTAATTACAAAGTGGTGACCATTAAAACTCCGGAAAAAGAATCCAACGATATTGTTAAAACTAAAACAGCCAAGTTTTTTTCAGACGATATTATGTCAGATACCATTCAAAATTTAGATTGTATCGATATTTTAATGAACACGAAACAATTTCATTTAAAAGTGTATGGGTTAAAACTATATGTATATCATAGTGCGTTTAAGAAAAGCTTACTCATTACCGGAGTCGTCGATGACATTATTATTAATTTTCTGAACAATCCATTTATCAATAAAAAAATAACGGCTATAAAGGAAAATATGCCGAAAGATAACGATTTTATATGTGGTAATTTCGAGAAATTTATTAAATCAATGACATTGAAGGAATTTCTGATTTATAATAATTCTGACGTGTATAATAAATATAAGGGATTGCTAAGCCAGGAAAGAATATTAAAACAAAAAACATTAGCACAATTGGTGAAGGATTTTATAACGTGTGATTTATTTACAAAACGTAATATATTGATTCAGCTTCTTATAAATTCGGATAACTATGAAAATAAATACATGTCCTATTTGTTATATGACCTATTATCAGATGACGCAACTGGTGCGGTAGATACCACAGAACAAATTATTTTGTTTGATAGTTTTCCCTGGTCCATTAAACAATATTTCAAGGAGGCGATGAAGAAAACCATACAATATACCAACGATTTGTCTAATTTTGAAATTAATAAAATTCCGTTAGAACAGCAAATTTGTTTAATGAAGGCATCAGATAGTGTCAAAGAAAAGGCGATGATGAAATTGAAGGAAGTGAAATCGAAATCGGAGGATTCTGGGTCGAAAGCGCGTCAATATTTGGACGGATTATTGAAAATACCGTTTTCTGTTTACAAAAAAGAACCGATTATGAATTTAATGAATGTGTCAAAGACGCACTTTAATGAATTGTTGAAAAATCCGCGTGTTAAACAAATGTTCCTAGATAATCCTATTCCTATTAAAGATAAATACACCAGTATTGAAATTTTGAAATATTCCAAAATGATAAAGGGGAAATGTACGACTATTGATAATAATGACACCACTATTGCGAACATCAAACTAAAATTAACGTCGTGTGATAAAAGTGGTCTGGTTGTCAATATTATGAAGTTGAATAGCATCATTAATAATCAAAAAATGACCATTCCTAAGTTGATTCATTCCGGTAAAAAGAAGGGCGATCTAATTAAAAGTATCACTGATTTTGTTGATTTATGTAGCAAAAACGACATGTCTATCCCGGTCACCAACGCGTTTATTGAATTGAATAAGCTGTGTTTTAATGAAAATGTTATTAAATCAAACGCACACGTTGATGATATTGTCAATGAAATTTCTATTATTCATAACAATTTTAACGCCATTTCGGAATATATGAAAAATGTGAAAACGGTATTGGATGATTCTGTTTATGGACACGATAAGGCAAAACGACAAATTGAAAGTATTATTGCTCAATGGATTAATGGTGAGCAAACTGGACACGCTTTTGGATTTTGTGGCCCCGCGGGGGTGGGGAAAACGTCGTTGGCCAAGATGGGGATTTCAAATTGTTTGAAAGACGAAGAAGGAAACAGTCGACCGTTTTCTATTATCCAAATCGGCGGAGATTCTAATGCGAGCACTCTTCACGGACATAATTATACGTATGTCGGTTCCACGTGGGGGTCCATCGTGCAGATTTTGATTGACAAGAAGTGTATGAATCCGATTATTTTAATCGATGAATTGGATAAAATTTCCAAGACGGAGCACGGTAGGGAAATTATTGGAATTCTGACGCATTTGTTGGATCCGACACAAAATGATTCGTTTCAGGATAAATATTTTTCTGGTATTGATGTCGACATGTCGAAGGTGTTGTTTATTCTCTCTTATAATGATGTCACTCAAATAGATAAAATTTTGTTGGATCGTATTCATTCTATTAAATTCTCTAATTTGTCGATTGATGAAAAGTTTGTTATTGCACGAAAACATATGTTGCCTGAGATATACACGCGATTCGGACTACAAGATATGGTTCATTTTGGGGACGAGGTCATTAAATTTATTATTGAGACTTATACGTGTGAGCCTGGGTGTCGTAAATTGAAAGAGAAATTGCTGGAAATTGTGGGTGAAATTAACTTGGATATTTTAAAAACACAGAACAGTGAAACAGCGTTCCCGGTTGAAATTACGGTTGACCTTATTAAATCAAAATACTTTAAAGATAAACAGGAGGTGAAGATTAAGAAAATACACACGGAAAGCCGTGTGGGAACTGTAAACTGTTTGTACGCAACTACTGCCGGAACTGGGGGGATTCTACCAGCAAATGTTAAAATGTTTCCTAGTGATAAATTTTTTGATTTAAAACTGACTGGATTGCTGGATGAGATGATGAAAGAGAGTTTTGTTATTGCGCAAACTTTGGCTTGGAATATAACAACTCCGGAAAAACAATTAGAGTTTAGACAAAAATATGATGGGGAGCATAAATACTCACTGCATATTCACGCAGGAGATGGATCGGTAAATAAATCCGGAAGCAGTGGTGGTGTAGCGATAACGATTTTAGTATACAGCATTTTAAATAACAGAAAAATTAAAAATACATTTGGTGTAACTGGAGAAGCAAATTTAGATGAGACATCGAATGAAATCGGAGCATTAAACCATAAATTTTTAGGCGGAATAAAGGCTGGTATTACATCATTCATTTTCCCAACAGAAAATCTAAAGGATTACACTGATTTTATGGAAAAATATAAGAATGATGATGTTATCAAGGGGATTAATTTTTACCCAGTAAGCACTGTTCAAGAAGCGCTCGATTTAATATTGGAAGAAGAAGAATCACAAACTCCTTCGACATACGTCTCCGGAGTTTAATCGCTCCCCCATCGCCTTCGGCTATGGGTCGCTCCAATAAGAATATAATGTAAAAAATATAAAAAAATATAATATAATATATCAATACAAATGGATGTTGATATATTGTTAGAAAATGAAAATTTAAAAAATAAAATTAAAGAATTAGAACAAGAATTAATTGACACCAAAGAACATCTAAAAAAATATACAGCACCAGCAAGTAGTAAAGTTTATTATGAGAAACACAAGGAAGAGCAAAAACAACGTGTTAAGGAATATCAACAACGAACAAATTATAAAAGTGATTACAAACCTACACCAGAACAAAAAAAAGAATATAACAGACGCGAATATTTGAAAAGAAAGGAAATACTCAAAAAAGAAATAGAAGAAAAAATTAATAATGAAAATATTTAGGAGTTTTATTAACAAATAAAATTACTTAAAATTATTATCTTTAGTAAATATATAGAATGGTAAAATGTCTCAATGATAATTGTAATAAACACGCAAATTTTAACGTATTCGGATTGAAACCTTTATATTGCTCAACACATAAGGAGACTGGAATGCTAGATGTTGTAAGTAAACGATGTGCTGAAATTGATTGTGATGTCATACCATCATTTAATTTTTCACACGAAAAAAAACCAATATTTTGCTTCACTCATAAGACAGATGGAATGTTAGATATCAGTAGTAGACGATGTATTGAAATTGGGTGCGTTATACGCCATTGTTTCAATAATAAAGGAGAAAAAAAACCATTATATTGTAAATTACATAAAAAAGAAAATATGATAAATATTACATCAAAAAAATGTTCCTTTTTAGATTGTGATGTCACACCAGCATTTAATTTTTCACACGAAAAAAAACCAATATTTTGTGTTAAGCATAAAAATATTGATATGGTAGATTTAATGAGTGCGCGATGTATACAGCCTGAATGCAATAAAAATCCATACTTTAATCTAGAAGGTGAAAAGAAAGCATTGTATTGTTCAACTCATAAAAAGGACAACATGATAGACATAAAAAATAAAAATTGTATTCACAATTGTTGTAAATTGAGACCAAAATATAACTACGAAGGTGAAGTAAGAGGGATTTATTGCACATCGCATAAATTAGATGGGATGGTGAACGTGTTAAATATTAGATGCTTGACTCCATTATGTACTACACAACCACATATAAAAAAATACGACGGTTATTGTATGAGATGTTTTATGTACACATTTCCAGACAAACCAGTAGCAAGAAATTACAAAACCAAAGAATTTTCAGTCGTAGATTACATTACAAAAGAATTTCCAGAATATGTCTGGATAACAGATAAGATAATACAAGACGGTTGTTCAAAGAAAAGACCAGATTTATTATTAGATTTAGGATACCAAGTAATAATAGTAGAGATAGACGAAAATCAGCATAAAACATATGAGTGCAGTTGCGATAACAAACGATTAATGGAATTATCCCAAGATGTCGGACATAGACCAATCGTATTTATTCGTTTCAACCCAGACGAGTATATCAGTAAAGAAGGACAAAAAGTAAAATCGTGTTGGAGCACAAACGGTTACGGTATAAATATAGTATCACCAAAATGTAAAAATGACTGGGAAACACGTTTAGAAAATTTGAAGGAACAAATAGAATATTGGACGACTCCAGAGAATAAAACCGACAAAACGGTGGAGGTAGTTCAATTATATTATGACGAAAAAATATAATAATAGTAAAAACAGTAAAAATAATATTATTATATAGTATATGAACTCGAATCCAAATACCAATTCCACTTTAACAATGTGGAAACCAATGAATCTCATTGTATTATTAACAATATACAGTCCATTAATTTTAGCATTAGGTGTATTATCGCTATCCTTTGTGTTTCAAAATTTTAAAGGGCTTATTTATCTTGGATTCTTCTTTGGAGTGTGTATTCTCCGCGAGTTTCTTCTAATGATTTCTGGTGCACAACCGTTCTCAATGAACTCGTTAAATCCAGTATGCAGTTCAGTAGAATATTCGAAATACGGGAATACAGGGTTTTCGATTTTTGCGAATGCGTTTACAATCTCATATTTGACTTTGCCAATGTTTATAAACAAAGATATTAATTACCCTATATTCGGTGGTCTATTAACCTATTATTTAGTAGACGTTTCAATACGGTACGCCAAATCGTGTGTCACTTCAATGTCGGATATCTTTATTAATACGCTTTTTGGTGTATTTTTAGGAATATTGATTCCTGGACTTTTGTATGTCGGAGGGTCTTCAAAGTATTTAATATTTAATGAAGTTTCATCGGGAAAAGAAATATGTTCAATGCCTAAAAAGCAACAATTTAAATGCGCGGTGTATAAGAATGGTGAGATAATCGGATCGACCACAAGATAGGAAACAAAAACAAACTCCTTCGGCTACCGCCTACGGAGTTCCCTCGCTTTTCGCTACGCTTACAACCGGCGCCTTTTGCTGCGCTGAAGGCTACGGCTCGCTCCACTAAATAAAAAATTGAATATTCGCCACCATCCATTTCTTCAATTGATTTACAATAATTTTACGCTGGAAAGAGTCTGCGAGTAATTTCATATTACCACTCGTATGATAGACAGCAATAAAATTATTATAAGCCGTAATGATATTATTTTTACCGTATAACTCTAGATTTTTCATATCAAATGGTGTTTTCCGTTTCCGACGATTTACGGTGTTATGAAAAAAATACATGATGTTTTTAAAATCTGACTTGGTTTTTATATTTGCAAAATTGACCTTTTCTAAAAATTGTGTCGCGTGATTAGCACAATCAGGGCAAGGTAGATTTTTACAAATTTGTTTAAGAATAGACACTACTTGTGGGAAAACCGTCGAAAAATTGTCTTCATTAATTTTTTCGGCGAGAGTATGGAAAAAGTTCCAAGTTGGGGGTCCCCATCTCGATACCATATTCAATATATCTATTAAAGATAATAAATATAAAGACTAAATTCAAAATAAAGTAATAAAGCCGATAAAAATGACAAAATATATTGTTGAAGGGGGGTTAAATTTTTTCGATGAGTTAAACAAATCGCTAAATATAGAAGAAGTGGAGAATGATGTTCAAGAAATGTGTCTAATAAGCAACAAAGAATTAACCTACAATTACGTTACATTAGATTGTAAACATAAATTTAATTATGAACCGTTATATAATGATATATTGAATCACAAAACGAAATATAATTCGCTTGAAAGACGACAATTAAGAATGACAGAGATAAGATGTCCATATTGTAGAAACATACAATCGAGATTGTTACCACAATGTGATGGATTTGAAAACACACACGGTGTTAATTATATAGACGAATATTTGATGACACCAAGCGGTCATTTTTCATTAATAAATGGATATAAGTTAGGAACGTGTTGTTATGAAAGTACTAATGTCATTGATAATGATGTAATAAAATGCACACACAATTATGTGAAATTATTGGGAGAGGATGGAAAAACATATTGTCATTATCATACATATTTCGCAGCAAAGGCTGCGTTAAAAGCGAAAAAGCTAAAGGAAAAGGAAAACGCCAAGAACGCAAAGGAACAAATAAAGGCAGCCGCAGCAGTGTTAAAGGTAGAAAAGGCGAATGAAAAGAAGGCGAATATGGTACTTTTGAAGATAGCAAAGGCGAATGAAAAACTACAGATAAAAAAAACAGCACTCGTCCAAACTCCTTCGACTACGTCTACGGAGTTCCCTCAGAAAACTTCGACTGTTAACTCCGTTTTCTTCCAACCCAATATGAATGATAATTATATAATTACATCGGGATCAGGATGTTCGCAAATCTTGATATCGGGTAAAAATAAAGGTAAAATGTGTTGTAGTACAATTCATAAAGAAAATTTATGTAAACGTCATTATAACATACAACAGTACATAAAGGATGTAAAACACATAATTTCTTCATAAAAAACTATATAAAACGATTTTTATATAGTTTTGTATATCGTTGCACAATGGAAACCAAGGAAGAATTAGTAAATAATATTAAAGACTGGATCAAAATGGATACCGAAATAAGTCAATTACAATCGGAAATCAAAGAGAGGAGGAATAAAAAGAAGTCATTATCTGAGTCGTTAATGACAGTGATGAAAAAGAATGAAATCGATTGTTTTGATATTAATGGGGGGTCATTAATGTATAAAAAAAACACAGTAAAAAAACCAATAAACGCAAAGACTATGGTATCATTATTACAAAATTATTATTCCACTACGCCAAATAAAGCCGAAGAAATTACTAAATTTATAATGGAAAATAGACAAGAAGAGATAAAAGAAACTATCAAACGAAAACAAGATAAATAGATATTATTATATAATAATAACAAAAAGTCAGAAATGTTCAAAATAAGGACCGACTTAGAAGATGAAGATAAAAATGAAGAAAACAATGACAATGACAGTGACAATGACTATAACTATTATGACACAATCGAAGACTTGGAAGAATATGATGAATTCGACACACAATATCAAGAAATCCGAAAAAGAATGAATGAATTATATGAAACACAAAAAACGGATCTATTCAATGACATAGTGGATCGAGGGAACTCCGGAGACGTTAGTGGAATGAGTTTTGGAGCGAGCCGAAGCGCAAGCGGATGTGAGCGAAGTGAACAGAAGTGTTCGAATACAACTAAAGAAAAAGAAAAACAAACAGAAAATGAAGAAAAATATTATAAATATAGCGGATTAAAAATGTTAACAAAAAAAGATGTAGGACAATATATTCAACACGGTGGGTATACACAAGGAAATATATACATTTGCGCATATCAGGTGAATACGACAGGACAATTACCATTTTTACAATTTGTAATGACGCAAACTCCTTCAGTTAACGTCTCTGGAGTTCCCTCGCCTTTCGCTACGCCTTTCGCTACGCTTACA